ATCATCTGCATCTTATAAGTTTGAATATCTTTATAAGCTTTACAATCAGTTTGAATTTTTGATAGCCGCCGAACAACAAAAAGATAAGGCATCTCGCTGTATTATGCAGTACAGTTATGACTGTGCTCCCAAACAACTTTATGATCAAAACCTTATAAATCAAGCTAAAGCAACAATGAGCCAATCTCAGTTTGAGAGAGAATTTGGCGCTATTTTTACTGACGATAGCTCAGGGTATTTTAAAACAAGTAAGATGGCCATGTGTACAATTGCTGATGGGGAATCTCCTTGCGTTGAAGTTCAAGGGGATCCAGATTCAGAATATATTTTAGCCTTTGACCCTTCTTGGTCGCAAACGGAAAGCTCTGATGATTTCGCCATTCAGATTTTAAAGTTACAAGCAGAAGGGCAAAAAAGTATATTAGTACATAGTTACGCTTTATCAGGAACTTCTTTAAAAAACCACATTAATTATTTTTTGTTTTGTTTAGAGAACTTTAATATTATCGCAATATGCGGTGACTATAATGGCGGCGTTCAATTCTTGCAAGCTTGCAATGAAAGTGACTTATTTAAACAAAAAAATATAAAGTTACAAACAATTGAAGTGGGATTAGATAAACCTGAAGAATACCAAAGAGACCTTCAAGCATATAAGAATCAATACAATAGAAAAGAAAACAAATATGTAATTTTACGTAAACCGACAAGTAATTGGATTCGTCAAGCTAACGAATTACTGCAAGCTAATTTTGATCATAGGCGTATTTATTTTGCAAGTAGAGCGATAGATGATGCTTATACGAGGCAAAAAAATAAAAGCATTCCTATTCAAGATTTGAAATTTTTACGAACAAGCGAAGAAACTAAGCAAACTGCCGGAGCAAAAATGATTGATTTCATTGAGCATCAATCAGATATGATTGATTTAACTAAAAACGAATGCGCTCTTATTCAAATAACGACCACTTCACAAGGTACTCAAACATTTGATTTGCCTTCTAATTTACGTCGGCAAACTGGCCCAGATAAAGCGCGGAAGGATTCTTATTCGGCATTAGTTTTAGCAAATTGGATGGCAAAAGTTCACTTTGATTCTTTAAATGTCCAAGAAGAAGATGTTATAGAAACATTCGTTCCTGAGTTTATAATGTAAAGTAAGTAACTTTAAAAGTCACTTTCAAAACTTTAAGTGTAATTTATTTTAACATGGCTGAAAAACGCAAATATACCAAAAGATCGGATTATTGGAATAAAACGAAAGAAAAGCATGAACAATCTTTTCGAGATCCTTTAGGTTTGTCACAAGCAAGTGCTGGCAACTATGAACCCGAGTTATTAGGAGAATCATTCTATAATCATGAATCAAAAGCATATGCTCGCTCAGGAGGTCCGGGCTCTAGCACCACTACTCGTCGAAATAATATTGCTATTGCTCCAAAACTTTTTAAATACAATAACATTCGGGCAGGAATGCTTCCTTATGAATATGGGCTAGATGGAGTTAATGTCCGAGATGCTATAGAATTAACTCAAAAGGCATATGCTAATATCGCTGTTTTCAGAAATGCTGTAGATATGATGGCAGATTTTGCCAACTCTACATTATATTTAGAAGGAGGAAGCGCTAAGTCGCGTTCTTTTGTAAATGCATGGCTTAAAAAGATTAAAATTTGGAATTTAAAAGATCAATTTTTTAGAGAGTTTTATAGAAGTGGAAATGTATTTTTATATACCATTGAGGGTAAAATTAATGTAGAGGATTTTTCAAAGGTTAGAAATTTTGGGATAACATTAAAAACAAACAAACTTCCTGTTCGATATATTTTATTAAATCCTTTTGATATTGTAGCTAAAAGAGCTACTTCTTTTGATATAGGATTGTATGCGAAAGTATTAAGTGAATACGAAGCAGAGCGTTTAAAAAATCCTAAAACAGATGAAGATCGGGAATTATACGAATCTCTTGATCCTGATATAAAATTAAAAATTGCAAAAGATTCGTGGGCGCTAAATGGTTTAAAAGTACAATTAGATCCTGAAAAATTAAGATATGCTTTTTATAAAAAGCAAGATTATGAGCCTTTTGCTGTGCCTTTTGGTTTTCCAGTTTTAGATGATATAGAATTTAAAATGGAAATGAAAAAGATTGATCAATCCATTTGTCGCACAATTGAGAATGTAGTTTTAATGATTACCATGGGAACCACTCCAGACAAAGGAGGCGTAAACCCTCGTAATATTCGAGCAATGCAATCACTTTTCCAAAATCAAAGTGTCGGACGCATTCTTGTTAGTGACTATACAACTAAAGCAGAATTTATTATTCCAGATATTCAAAAGGTAATTGGTCCAGCCAAATATGAAGTGGTTAATCAAGACATTAAAGAAGGCCTTCAAAACATAATTTTAAGTCAAGAAAAATTTGCTAGCACCGAAATTAAAGCTCAAATGTTTTTGCAGAGACTTAAAGAATCGAGAGATGCATTTCTAAATACTTTCTTGCAGCCTGAAATCAAACAGCTTTGTAAAAATTATGGTTTTAAAAACGCTCCTGTAGCTAAATTTGAAACTATTGACCTTCAAGATCAAACACAAGTCCAACGCACAATTACTCGTATGATGGAGTTAGGAATTCTTCCTCCAGAAGAAGGAATTAAAGTTATTGAAACAGGAGTATTTCCTAAAGCTAAGGAGTTAGAGGCTGCTCAAGAAAAATTTGTAGAAGAGCGTCAAAAAGGTTATTACAATCCAATCGTAGGAGGTCAACCTATGCCGATGACACTTGAAGAGGATATGGAAGTAGAAGAAATGAAGCACCCCAAAGGTGCTGAAATTTTGAATAAGCCACAAGAAACTAATAATAGGGCTCGTAGCGCTTCTAATCCGGGAAGGCCATTAGGATCTAAAACTTTAGCTAAACAATGTTATTCTGTTACCGCAATTAAAGAAACTGCAGATAAGACTAACGATTTGTATAATTCCTTAGCTACGGAAGCTAAAAAAATATTTAAGAAAAAGCGTTTAAATAAAAATCAAAAAGAAATGCTAGAAAGAGTTTGCGAGTCTGTAGTGGTTTCTAAAGATAAAAATGATTGGCTTTCAACTGGTAAAGCATGTATTGCAGACCCTCAAGAACTAATAAAGTTACAACCTATGGAGCCCATATTAAAAATCAGTGCAGAACATGAGCTAGATGATTATGCCGCAGCTATTTTGCATCATAGTAGAAAAAATTCTCTGGATAAATAATTTTGTGTAACTTTATACGAATATGTCGACTAATTTTAAATATAAAACTCGATACGATTTTACTGTTCATGCGACAAATGACCTTGAAAACGAGCTGAACATTAGTCAAGCGTCCTTAGAAAATTTACGCCCTCTTATCCCTAAGTCTATTGATTTAGAGAGAAACATTGATTTGGTTGGAGCTGCTTTTAATGCTGCCGTTGTTAATAAGTTCAATAGAAATGGAGATGGAATCAACTCTGAAACGGCTGTAGACCTTATAGATTATTTTGTTAATAAGCCCACAAACATTGAACATAAAAAACAAAAAGTTGTGGGTCATATTGTTAATGCAGGTTTTACAGATCTTAATAATGATAAAATCATAGGTAACGGAGCTGCTCTAGGCACCAAAGATCCTTATTATATTTCTTTGGCAGCAGTTGTATATAAAACTGTAAATAAAGATTTCGCAGATGTCCTTCTCCAATCAAGCGAGGAAGATAGCTCTTATTTCAATAAAATTTCTGCTAGTTGGGAGCTTGGCTTTAATGATTATGTTTTAGCCGTAGGGTCTCAAGATCTTAAGGATGCTGAAATTATTACTGATCCGAATCATATAAGTGAAATGAAACACTTTTTGAAAGCATTCGAAGGATCGGGGGCATTGAATGACGGCACCCCTATTTATAGGCTTGTGGTAGGAGATGTATTTCCATTAGGGATTGGGTTTACCACTAATCCTGCCGCAGAGGTTAGCGGGTTAATTGTTCAAAAGAATATTGATTTAGATATAAATGATAAACGTGCTGACGCAGAAAATGAAAAGAATTTTAAAAATAATATTTTAAAAATTTCACAAAGTGAAATTAATAATGTAAAAAATACTAATACTATGGATATTACAGAGTTCAAAACCGAGTTCGAGAAGGTTCTCGATTCGAAGTTAGCGGACAATGCTGAATTCACTCAAGAAGCAGTAGCCAATGTAGCTTCTCATGTTATCGAAAAGATTCGTGAGAAAGATGCACAGTTTACTGCTGAAAGAGAAGCTATTGAAGCCGAAAAGGTTCAAGCTACGAAAGATGCAGAAGAAGCTAAAGCTTCGATGGAAGATCTTCATAAGAAGTTGGAAGAGGCTAATGAAAAAATTAACTCATTAGAAACTTCCATCAGCGCTGCTGTGGCAGAACAACTATTCAATAGTCGCATGGAAGCAATCGATGAGCTTTACGACCTTTCTGATCAAGACCGCACGGTTTTGGCAAATGAAGTGAAGACTCTTGAAGCTTCTGATGATGCTTTTGAAAGTTATCAGGGCAAGTTGTCTTCTCTTCTTCAACATAAAAGCAAAGCTTTTAAAGTTGAACAGGAAAAACAATTTGAGGCTAAAGTTCAAGAAGAGCTTGAAAAACGTTTAGCTACTACTTCGCAAGAAGGCGTGGCAATCGCTACACAAGCATCTTTTGAGACTGAAGAAACTGTAGAGGAAGTTGTGGAAAATGTTGAAGTTCCACATTCAAGCATCGCTAATAATAACGAAGCTTCTTCCACGGAAGAGTCCTTGTCGGATCAATTCAGACGGGCTTTTAATACCGAAAATATTTCAATAACCTACTAAAATATTAAAACATTATGGCACTTAGATTATACCCATTTAGGCAATATAACGAGACAGACGTCATTAACTTATTTGCAAACCAAATAGTTGATGATAGTCCCACAACCAATGGCAATGGTAGTGCAGGAGTGATGGTTAAGGTATTGAGCGGTAATCTGAATCAAGATACTTTCGATCTTATCGGCAGTGATTACTTGGGCAAAACTGATTATCCGTTCTTGGGCGCTGACAAGTACCCAACTGTACCTTTACGCTTTCAAGCTGCAACTACTGGAGCTCCGGTATTAGGCGTCACACTCAATCAAACATTGAAGAATGACGAGAATGGAGAGAAACTCCTTTATAACCCAATCAAGAAAGATGAACTTCAAGCAGTTCTTAGCGGTCAGGCTTGCCCAGTCGCTACTAAAGGCATGTTCACTTTTGATGAAACAGCATATGAAAAAGATAGCAATTTCGTTCCCGGTAACGTAGTTGGTATTTCTGCAAATGCTGGTAAATTAACAGGTTATAATCGCGAACGTTTAGTTGATCTTGACGCTGCTCTTGTTGGTCATATTTTGGCCACAGGAAATAGAACGTCACAAAATGGTCAATCTGACATTTTCGCAGGAACGGGCACTGCGCAATATGCGTTGGTAGCACTCGATACAACTGCTTCATTGGATGTTGCATAATAATTAACTAAAGAAAGGAATTATTTACAAAATGAAAATTACATTAAAAAGAACCGATGAGCAGGTCGAATTAATCAAAGCAATGGGCTCTCGCAATCGCGAGACTGCCTACGCAGCTCAAATTGCTTTAGCTGAGTTTATTGGTCCGGTTTTGGCCGAAGTTATCAATAACGCTCCGACTATTAGTAATTTATTTACTCCGTTACAATATAATGCTGACGACAATCCTTCGATTCCGTTAGACTTATACTATGATGTTTTTGACGAAGATTACATCCGAGTCTACAGCCAGTCTGTGGCAGGCGGTCTTCCGACAAACTATGTGCAGCCGACAGCTTCCGAGCTGAAGTTTGCCACTTACAACTTAGATAGTGCTGTGTCTTTCGATAGAAAGTATGCTTCACGTTCTAGATTAGATGTGATTGGTAAAACTTTTACTCGCGTTGCACAGGAAGTTCTCCTTAAGCAAGAAAGAACTTCTGCCAACCTCTTGATGACAGCTCTGGCGAATGCGACCAGCGGTAATGCTGCTTTCACAGCTAAAAACCGTAACGTATTCAGAACTCAAAATGCTAACCGTTTCATCATGGATGACTTGAATAAGTTGTTCACGAAGATGAAGAGAGTTAACGCTTCATGGTCCGGCGGTACACCTGCTGGCGCTCGTAAGGCTTTAACTGATCTTCTGGTTTCACCTGAAGTTGTAGAGCAGATTCGTGCTATGGCTTATAACCCAATGAACACCGCAGCTCCAACAGGAACGATGGATAAAGACAGTACTGGTATTCCAGCTACTGACGCTGTGAGAAATGCAGTATTTAGCCAAAGCGGCTTGACTGAGTTCTTTGG